AAGCTGTGCCAAGTCAGTTGATGACTTAGTATAGATACCAGCGCATTGACCACCGTACATAGGTGTAGCAACCATGATCTTTCGCTTCTGAAGTTCTTCAGTATTAATTTTTATTTCAACACCAGCCATGTTTAGCTCCCATACTTTTTATCATGTTCTTTACCAATACCATAATCACCATCATAAGATGACAGAGCTTCAGCCTTGAAGTTCAGATACTGACCAATTCTTGTTCCTTTCTTAATTCTAGCTGCTCCAACACCAACGTGCAACACGCCTGCCATTACACCATTGTATCCTGAATCGTATAGACCAGACGTGAGAAACAAACCATTGCGATTCAGCGTTGACCGTGTAATAACCCATCCCGCTTCGTTTGGACCAACGTCGATAATATTTTCCATGATGACCTCATAGTCACCCTGCTCTAGATTATAGTAACCATCCTGGTCAACTGGAACTTCTCCATTGCTACCTCGATGCTTTTTGTGCTCGTTAGAGATCTCAAACATATCAGGTTTGATGTAGAAAATCTTATCGACCCTTAGATCAACAGCGTTAGGTTGTACATCGCCTTCACGCACATTAGTTAGCGATGAGTTGGACTCGTCACCCATTACGTGTATCATTATTCACCGTCCTGTGTTGCGTACCACAACAATATAATATAGTGTATTGCTTTCAACAAATCTTTCTTATTGAAACCTTCCTTTCGTCCATACCTCATCAGATACTTAATAGCAGTATCACGTGATGTGGTGTCTAAAGTACCAAGCGTTTGCCATATGTCTATAGTCTGAATCTCTTCTTTCTTTTCACCTGCCTGGACTCCAACATAATGACCATTGTATGTTGACTCAATGTAGTTCAACACTTCCTTCATTATCTTGTCTTCTTTAAATCTATATTTGCTCATAGCCGTTTCCACATAATGTATCAATGTACTCAATGTTTCTTTTTGCCTTCTCAAGCAAGGACATATCTTTTGTAGAGAAGTTAAAGTCTACTTCCTTTTCAAACTTACCGTCTATTAGACCAGTTGGTGAGCTATCAAACTCAATACCATTCAATCCGCACCACACAGCAGCAGAACTATCCCATGTATCAACATGGCTTGACAACAGTCCAAGATTATCAATCTCGTTGGGTCCGTCAACCATACCAAGAAAATGGATTTTTTTATTATTGGAACTACATAATGTTAGGAGGCCTCGTCTTTTGAGCTCTCTCATCATTTTAGTTCTACTAACATATCTTTGCAATTTATTTCCAGTTTCTACTCCGTAAGCATTCGGTACACCAAGAATTGAAACGCCAATATAGTCTACAAGAGGACTTGAAGCTGCCCAAGCAAAAGTCGATATATAATCCTCTATATCTCCTATCTTTGATTGAGGTACAAAGAATGTCTTGAATCCGTGCTTCCTGAATTCTGGAGCTTGTTCCATAGCTGCTTGTATGGTTTTGCTTCCTAGCTCGTTAGGATAATCCGACATTACAATATACTTGGCGTTTATCCTGTGACCCATTGATACTAGCTTATCTGGATCATACATTGGCTTTTTCAACTTATACATTTCAAAAGCTGAATTATCAAGAATAATGTTGCTGCCAAATGCGGAAGATTTGTAAAAAGCTGCATAATCATCATCTGCTTCAACGAGATGGGCTAAAGCAAGATGCGCTCTCCTTGTACCTATAAGTTCATGCAAATGAGCTGTTGGTGATATGTGACAAAAATCTATACTCATTGATTGTACCTGCACGTTGCTCCGTTTTCATTGTCTTCGCTAACTGATATAACAAGTTCCCGATCCGGATAATGATCAAGTATATAATCAGCAAGATCATCTGCCAGCATCTCACACGACTGATAGTTGAGTTCAAGAGTCTGATCGTCATAAAGATCTTCAAGCTCTCGTTTAAACAAAATAAACTCAATGTCTCTATCGTCATGAAAAACTTCAATTTCTACACGGAAATGAAAGATGTGACGATGAGGGTGTTGGAGAAATTCAACACCAGATGGTGCATCAGGATAGCAATGAATGCCCTCTTTCTGAAAAGTAACCCATATACTCCTGTTCATGATAAACATCCTTGATCATCGAACTTCGAAGTGACTGCTATAGCGTTCCATGGATGAAGAGATTCTTCATGGGAAACAGCAATCGAGAAATCGAAAATACGCTTATTATCATACCATCCATCGAGAGCTTCATACATCAGCCTACAAACGTCTTCAGAGAAAAGAAGATTAGAACCATTTAGTTCTGCAAACGCTTGCTCGTCTCTACGCTTAACAACAATCTGAACTTCAGTAGGAATATTTTCACGACACAGTTCAACAAGATCTTCGATCCACACAACGTTACTTGGATCAAATTGAACCTTTACTGTCATTATAGATCTTTGTGAATGAGCATTAGCAGCTGCATCTCGCTTAGTACGAGCATCGTGAGCTAACTCGAAAGAGCAAGGGCATGTAGAAGAGTAGACGTAATCTACAGTAAGATAAAACTTATAGTCACCGTCCCTATACTGACCTTCAATTTCAGTTTTATAGGCTATGTGACCTCTAAGTTTTTCAGTGGTGTCTAAATTCTTAGATCTTAAAGCATCCTGATGCCAAGGATATTTGAAACGCAGCTTACAATATGCGTCTCTAGATCCTTGGCGCTCAGCTAGTTCCTTCAACGATTCTTTGATACCTTCCATGGTGAGGCGGTCTTTAATCTTTTCGTGCATCAAGAGATAAAGACGTGAAAGATTCAAACCTTTAGCGTTCTTATCATCTAACGAACAATACAAAGATGCCTCAGACTGCAATACTTGAGTACCACCGTCTCTCCTCTTTACCTGAATAGGTAGGTCAACAGGAGCAATCCCAACCTTTCTCAGTGGTACTCGAGCTCCTACAAGTACAGGATCTACTTGCGGGTCTGGCAAATCATCGGTATAAAAATCCTCATCATATTCGAATACCAAGTCAGGCATCTTAGACGAGTAATCATTATAACCGATAGTTTTTCCTTTCTTTCTCATATTCACCTCATACATTATAAAATATTAAATATCATTATATAAGATTATGTTGATATAGTCAACCTCGGTTCAACCAGAAATGACGATTCATCTCTTATTACTGTTGTTCTAGGTATCGATCCATCAACAAATAAATGCACACAAAACAT